GGTCGTTCTTCTAGAATTAGGTCATAAATCCCAGTGCCGCCGCCAGTAAAGACAAGGTAATAAGTTTCCGCTGGAAGTCCGCGCTCTTTGGCTGACGTTCCACCAACAGATTGAACCTGTGCTGTTGCCGTTGCTGCCTTTGCGACAATCTTCTCTTTTTGCAGGTCGATGTCATTTGGAGTAAATGTCCCGCCAATATCTACGGAAACCTGTCCTGAATAAGCTGGCTTATCGCTCATCTGGTTGTTTCTTGAATAGTAAGGAGAAGGCGTCCACGTGCCGCCAGCAACTCCGTCACCAGACCTGTATGCACGCATTTCAATCTTGCCATCCTCAGAGACTAACCTTTGTAGTTGAAGGACAAAATCGATTGGCGATGTGACTCTAATAACAAAAGTTGTTGCAGTTGTTATCGGTTGGTTTAATCGAAACTCTCGCCCTTCCCAGAAGCCTGTCTGGCCTTGGTCAACGCGAATCCTAGATGTCTCTTTGCTTGGGCTAGTTATTAGCGCGCCAAGAAGGTTCTGTATGTGTCTTGGTATAAAAGCCATAACTAAGCCAATGCAATCAATTCAGCATCAGAATTGATTACCCCAACAAGCGGAACCTGAAACACCAATGTCTCAGCAACCTTGATAACAAAAGGAACTGAGCCTCCGTTAAACGTAACATTGGCATCAGCAGCGCCGTTATTCTGAATCATCTGGATTGGCGCTCCGAAATCCTCAAGCACGTCAACATCAGTAGATGCAGTAATCGTGCGTGAGCGTGGTGCAGTGTTTGCCTGATACATCGCTATTTTTCCTTAGCAGCTTCAACGGTCTTATTTCGCTCGACTCGTTTTGCTTGCGCCTGGTTAACTTTTGCGTGAGCTTCATCTGACTTCTCGCCAAGCTTTTCGCGCATTAATCGCAGTTCGTGCAGCGTTGGCTGCTTTGGCGCTTTAGCTGGGCTTTCTTTGCAGAACTCTTTGTATTCCGTCTTTGCATCTTCAAGGGCTTTTGTTGCCTTCTCGATGTTTGAAATTAGCTCAGCGCGTTTCTTCTCAATGTCTGACATATGCCACCTCAATCAAAAATGAGGGCCGAAGCCCTCTTGTTTTTATTAGCCGTTGGTTTGTAGGAAAGCAATTGGGATATTTTTCGGGTCCCAGATTCGATTCCAGTTTGTTGCATCTTGAAGCTCTGCGTAAGTAGCAGTTTGACCCGCAACGGTAGTGTCCGTCCAGCTAAAGCCAACAGGCATAATGATGTCAGTACGACGCGAGAATAGACGCGTCTCGCCACCACCGTTACCGGCTTCTGGTTTGCGGTCTAGCTCAGACGCTAGTGTGTTTGGCATGTTGCCCTCACCAGACTCAACAGCGCCAGCACCAAACAGAATGCTAGTGTAGGTTGGGCGGTTAGTGCCTTGAACAACAACTAGACCGTCATCGACGATTACTCGCTTGCCTTGGAATGTAGCAAAGCTTGCATCTTCTGACTCGCGAACAAACTCAATCAAGTTTAGCGCGTAAAGGCCGTAGTAAACGCTTGAGTGCATCGCAAACGCAGACAGCATGTTAACCATGTCACCTTTAAGCTCTAGAGCCTTGATGAAGTTAAGCGCCGAGGCTTTTTCTGCGTCAGTGATTGCGCCAGCAGCATCAGTCGCAACGTTGTGTACCATGTCTCCGCCATCGTTAGCAACGTTATCTGCAAGGATGCCCTGTAGCGAGTAGATTAGGCGCTTCTGGTTGTCATTAGCCCAGTAATCACCAATGCGATTGGTAATGCCTGTCATTGGGTCTTGAAGGCCAATGCCGCGAGCCAAGTCCATAGCTGACCATGCTTTTGCACGAGCAGCCTTGCGGTACTTCATTTGTTGAGTGCCAAGCTTATCAAACGTAATCGAATCGTTCGGGTTATCGTTCGTGTACGTTGGCTCGTCAAGCGTCAACGGTTTGATGTTGTCGATGTCACCAGTAAAGCCAGACTGACCACAAAGAGTGGAAAGTTCAGCGTTACCAACCATTACACCAGACTGAATAAATGCGTTTTTCTCTACCTGGCGCTCTTGAGCCATAGTAGTGAAGCGAAGTGGATCGTAAATATCAGCGATTTGAATAGTAGCCATAATATATTGCCTTAACTGTTAATGTTTGCTAGGTAAGCTTGAGTTGCAGTCGATTGGCCTTTTGTTTTGTTGGCTTCCTCGGTGCGCGTCTCCTGCTTTCCTTTATTCGAAAAATCAGATTTAAGCAAAGGCTTTAGATGCTCGGCAGCTTTAAACTCGGCCTCTAGTTCATCCCAAGTTGCAGCGGTGCGTTTGCCATCTTGACCTTTAACAAAGTCCTCAAAGCCATTGTCACCAACTTCAAAACCAATGCGTGACTTGATGTGTGGTAGCAGTGCATCTGGATAGTCTGACAGCTTAGATGCTAGTTTTAGCGCCTTGCCATCAATGCGATCTGTTTG